AAACCTTGCTCCTCCAAGTGGGTTATAATCTGCCATTCTTCACTTCCCCTCTTCAAGTAATTGTTTGAGTTCATTGTCTATTTCCATCATCTGCGATTCAATTATCATCTCTTCTACTATATCTTTGATTGCTTCAGGCTGTGTCTCTGCCGTAAACAATGTCATATATGTAGACTGGGTTATAGTTCTTATTTGATTTGGTTTGTCTGCATATTTATACAGGCACCTAAGTAAGGAACCTATCATTAACCTAGCCCCATTGGGTAAGACTAATGCTGGATCAAACTCATCATCATCTTCTAGCAAGTGATCTGTTGCCTGAAATACATTCTCAAAATGTTCACCACATTCAGGGCAAGGTGGTATACCTCTATCCATCTAGTCCCGCCTTCTCCCTAATATAATCAGCACCAAACTTTACGTATGAACTATTCACATCTTCTCCATCTGGCATTTGCACGATTGTGACTGGCAGTTCCCTTGCCAAACTTGTTGCAAATTCTTTTCCTGGCTGATCTCCATCTGCAAATACAAATACTCTTTCAAAGTCAGCGAGCAATCTCGTGTAGTGCTTCTTCCAACTATTAGCCCCAGGTACACCGATACAAGGGATGCCAACACAACTAGATAAAGTAACTGTGTCCAATTCACCTTCACACACTCCTATAAAATCGCCCGCTTTTTCTATGTCTAATACATTATACATTCTAGTTTCAGCCCCAGTTAAACCCATATACTTAGGTTCAACAGCAGGATGAAGGCTGCGAAAACGAAGATCGACAACACCACTCTTGGTAATATACGGTATGGATAGTCTTCCTTTGTATTGTTCGTGTCCAATTTCAGGCTCCCCTACTACGCCGAATCGAGCCAGACGTGCCGCTTCTATTGTTATACCCCTGCTTCTGAGGTAATCTTCTGCCTGATAAATGTTTGCCGCGTACTTCTGAGTTGCTTGACCCAGTAATTCTTTCTGCGATATGCTTTGCCTCACGTATGTCTACCCTTTCTTGTTGTGCGATAATTTGTAGACTGTTACCTTGGACTCCGCAGGCGAAACAGATGAATAAGTTATCGTCGAGATCAGCGCTTCCTGATTGGTGAGTGTCCGAGTGGAAAGGGCATTTGATATTAGCCTGCCCGTGTCCTTGTCGTACACTCGCTCCATAATGGATGAGTATTTCTCGTATGCTTGGTAAGTCATTTTCCCGCCCTCTTAGTCCATTGTTCAAAGTCTTCCACCACCCAAGCCTTGTCTATGCCTGCCTGTCTACGTTTAATTATTACAAACTTATATGGTACTTCTTTTAATCCTCTAGCCTTAGCATAATTCTCAGCCTCTACCTCAGCCTCACGCCAGAACTGTGGTAAGTCTAACTTCTTTGTTGCCTTTAGTTCTAGTATGTTTGCTGCTCCATCTAAGAAAGCAACTACATCACCCTCATCTTTAGCACCAGCCTTAGTTAATCGTTCTGCTAATATATCTTTAAGACGTAGCCATTTAACTACACTAGTCTCAAAGGTAGCGCCTTTACGCTTGCCATATGAACTCATTCGCATTCCGTACAGTAATTTGATGTCCGAATATTTGGTATATACATTACAAAATTTCTACCACAATGAAAACAATTAATAGATGTCCAATCAGTTGTGTTGTCAACAAAATAAAATGGATTCCTAATCCTTAGTTTTTTACTCACGCCAGTCCACCTTTGGAAACTTAGTAAAGTTAATAAAGAAAAATAAGAAATCAAATCTCATAACCCAAGCAGATACTGGAGCGAATGCATCTTCAGTCCACTCTACAATCGGGTACCTTTCAAATCCAATTCCAAAACAATGTATAGTATTGAGTCCAATCGTTATAGATCTTCTACCTATGTCTTTGGTTGGCATATCAATGGTTCTCTGGGATATCATCAACGAACATATACTCAGGATTAAATGCAATCCAGGTCATTAGTCCTCCACCTGCGTCTGCTTTTCCATATCTATTTTTGACTGGAGCCACACCCATTGAACTTCCGACAACACCAAGTGTACATATAAGCGCTGGAAGTTGTGCCACTTTACCTTGGATAGCAGAGCGTGGCTGACACGGAGACCCAAGCACAGCCTCACTAGTATGATGAAGAACGACAACAGCCGAATTAGTAGCACGAGCAAGATATTTCAACTCCTTCATAATCGCTCTCATTGAAGCGAACTCTTCGCCACCATCTGTGGCTACATCCATTAAGTTATCTACTATAATAAGCGTAGGAGAGCAACCCCATAGTTCTTCAAAGGCTTGAACTTCTTCATCAATATCTTGTAGTGTTGGTGCTGATTCAAATGACCAGACTATATGGCTACTCTTGGATAGAGTAGCCTTAGTCCAACCAACATCAGAATGTAGCATCCCCTCTACATCTGTTTGGTTTTTTCCCGAAATCATAGACGCTAATCGCATAGCCATAGTATGAGCATTAGTATCGGCTGAGACATAAAGTGTTGGCACTTTCATCTTTAACGCTAATGCTAATGCTAATGTGGACTTTCCCACTCCTGGTGCTGCTGCGAACATAGAAACTTCAGAGCGACGGATGATGATCTTGTTTGATTCAAATGCCTTAAAGCAAGATGGTAATGGTTCCCCACCAATACTGGCACGACCAACTGATCTGACAAGTGTACGCATCCTGGTTCCTTTCTAGTTCCGAAAAAAGATTTATGCCAGTCTTTTAGTTTACTGGTTTGCATTGGTCAGGTGTTCCTTGTGGTGAAGGACAAGACCAGAATGCATATGGTTTACCGCTAGCCTTACTGATTCCCTCTCGCCATATACGGCCCCCGTGTTTGCATACGGGTGACGCTGTACCTGACGCTGCTGAGACTGGGGTTGGTGCGGAGTAACTCGAGGGCCTTGTGCTTGTAGTGGAACTCGATGTTGAGGACGGGTTTAGAGCATATGAACCCACTATCTTTTGCTGGGTAGCAGCAATCTGTGGAGAGTAATCTCCTACGCCTTCTAACAATACTGATAGTTCATCAGCAGTATTAGCACGTACATTTATCATATCACCTGATGGTGTCTTGTAGGAAACTTGTAGTTTCCAGTCTTCATTTGCCATTGTTTTTCTCATTTCTTCGAAGTGAACTGACAGTGTTCTGTTAGTCCACAACGATTGCAGTTGTTTGTGTTGGGTATAAATATACCAGCCTTACGTGCCTTATCAAAGGAGGCGACAAGGTACTCAAGTTTCTCCTCGGTGTAATCACTAAGATCAACCATAGCAGAGGTACCTTCTTGTCTAGCCATCCAGTATGCACCGTACTTAATGTCCACACCTAAGACTTGCTTGAGTCCTAGTTTGTAGAAGCCAAGTTGTAAGGTAGAAGTTGGGGTCTGTTGTGAAGTCTTGAGGTCAACCACGACCAACTCACCATCGACTTCAAACACTCTATCAAGAACCATCTTCACTGGTACGCCAGCAAAAATAGGAGTTAACCCCAACTCTACGGCGGGTGCGCCTTCGGGAGTATGCCAAATCTTCCAGTTATGATTAGCCTTACGCCAATCAATGTAAGACTGAACCCATTCAGGTCCTGTCTGTTGCCAGAAATCTACGTTCTCTCTATTAGGAAATGCTTTAGATGTTCTACCACCAACACGAGCAAAGGTTAAGTCAACACCTTCTGATTCTTTAATCCAAGCCTTATCCCATAAACTTTGAGCGGTGCTCACTTAGTGCCTCCTTAAGTGCTAGTTTAGCAGTAAGTAAGCCAACAAGTTCAGCCTCATTCATAGTCTTATCAATAAGAGAATTGATAGAACCAACAGCAACAGCCCAAGTTTCTTGTAAGCCATCAAGATATCGTTCACGCATAATTTCATTATAGGTTTCCCATTGCATAGTGGTAATACCACCCTCTTCATTAACTATACTAATCATAGGTTCTCCAAATCCCACAACTCAGTAGCGGTATGAAATGATGAGCCACCCACTGACCATACAGATGGTGCCTCAGGTAATTGTAACAGTCGACCTAGATAATACTGGTAGCCACAGTCGATAAAGGTGGTAAATGCGGAGTAAGATATATGTTCTGGCAGGGTGTATTCACCCAATTCAATAGTCATAGCAGTAGTATACCATAGGCAATAGCCATTGTAGGTAGGCAGGACAATGTCGCCTACCATCAATCAGAATTCCTATGTGTATACTTAGATATATATAATATATAATAATATATATAAGACCCCGAAGGGGTCTATAATAAGTATACAGAAACGACAAAGAACCCCCTTCCTGAGGTAAGTACCTCAAGTTGGGGGTTTTAGTGTCTCTAAAGGGCGTTTAAAGCCCGATTAGGGGTATTTAATTAGAACCTATGCCGTACTCTTTTTCAGTCTTATCAGCCCATTTAGCCAACGGAGCAGCCAATGCGCCAATTAGGATTGCTTGCTCTGGAGCAAGGTCAGCAGCAAGGGCTAGTCCCATTGTTACCGCAGATGCTAGTACTGCCCGAATATAAGACTTGAATGCAGCCTTAGTTTTTGGGTCTTTTAACTTAGCGATTATATCTTTCATTGTTTCTCCTATTTTTTTTTAGGTGGTACACCCATCCAACTGAACCAGTTAGAATCGTCTTTAGCGTATTGCGTTTTAATTGAAATATGTAAATGTTTATTATGCGGGTTGCTACCTTTATAGGTATGCTCCCCTTTTTCCTTGCTCCAAATCTTACCTTTAAATATTAGATACTTAACTCTAATATCATTTTGTAATCTTTGGTAAATATCTTTGCAATCTACCCCGTTGGCTGGGTCATCTGTTAAGTCAACTGCTAATCCAGTATTGTGGTCTGAGTTAGGACTCTGACTTATATGAGCAGCAGATGGTAGTAGACCATCGCTTGCTTTCTTCCGCTTGGGCCAAAGTGCCGTCGCTTGGCGCAATACAGCAATTGCAGCAGGTGTGGCTTTCTTGACAACAGTTGTCATATTGACATCCATCCTTCGTATTTTGCATCTGGGTTGTCCTTAAGCCATTGTTCTCTTAATTGATTCTGGTGTTCCCAGTCAATTTCATTACTAATTATTTCTTCCTTATCCATACTTGCCATCCCATACGCAGTATTTCAATTTCATTTTTATGTTTTGCTAGCCAAGCATCTATTGCTGGTTTAGGATTCTTATCAGTACCATCTGGATGGTCCCACTCATAATCATCAAATGCCATAACGCCACCAGACTTAAGCAAGTCCCAAGATAGGTCAGCATCTAAAGTAACTGACTCTGGTAGATGGTCTCCATCGATATAGATAAAGTCATACTTAACCTCACGGTTATTCTTTAACCAGTCTCCACTAAATGCTTTATGTGCTTGAACTTTTTTGCCGTGTGGTTCCGTCTGTTCTTTATAGGCTTGTTGTACATCATTCCAGTCATAAATTGATTCGTGTTGCAAGTTACCACACCAAGGGTCTATATCTACAAGCAATGATGTTGGGTCTGTAAGAATATTTTCTAATAGCCAAGCAGATGCGTTGCCAGTAAAGACACCTATCTGTAGGAATCTAAGATTCTTCTTACCCTTAAACTCTGCTAGTCCATTCTCGAAGTCTTGAACCGTTGCATTGTCATAAAACCATTTTGGAAAGTTATCTGCTTTCACTTATTATCTATTTTCGCCAAGTGACCTTTCATAGGCTCTTTGTCGCCATAGGTCCGCATCTCGTTTGGCTTCTTTCTTTCTTTGTTTTGACGCTTCTGATTCTTGAGGCTTAATAGTTTTAGGCTTTATGTTACCACTACCAGCATACATTCCACCTTGAGGCTTGTAAACTATACCAACATTTTCTCCACCAGGGTTATATATACCGCCACTTGTTCTTGGTTTTGGTCTTCCTATTGCCATTTTATTTCTCCCTTGTTTTTATTTAGCGATTATTTGTTTCATTAACTCTGTTAAAAATTCTACTTTTTCCTCTAACCTATTGACCTGGTCTTTTACACTTGAGCCACCGTTGGGGCGAAGTTCAGACAGATAGTGTTTAACTAAGTGTCTTATTGTTATAGCCAGCGTTCCCACTAAAGTAGTTGCTGCTACGGCAAGGGCTGCCCAATCATTCGGTGTCATTATACTGTCCTAACCGTAATCTCAATTACGCCTCCAAACCCATCAAACCTTTTATCAGGTGGGGTCATACGCATAAACGAGATTTGCTCAATAACTACCTGACGACTTTCGCCAGTAGTAAGGTCCTGCCAGGTAACAACATCGCCACCCTCTTCTACACCTTCAAGTAATTGTAATCTTTCTAGTGCCTTACCTTCATAACCAGATACCACATTGTATCTATCTGTTTCAATATCAAAGCAGTAAACAGGGAATCTCATAATTCTTTGGCGAGGTGTAGCAATAGTAGCCTTGGCTTGATAGCCTTTAAATATAGGACCTGCGCTAGTAGTTGTAGCATCACGATTAAGAATAAACTTATAGGCTACATACTCTTGCGCTGTATCAGGATTAGATGTACCTACTTCAACTGCAGTTACTCCTGCTTCGTAGGTGATATGGTCATACTCAACACCATCTTTATCAACAGTCTCAAGGACTAATGAACCTTTAGTGAAGTCTCCACGAGCAAGTAAACGCTTGAAGTTCTTAGGTTCTAATGTTCCATAGCGAATGTAACCGCTAGTAATAAAGCCAGTAGGCGTTAATGTTGCACTTGCTTCAATGTTAATGCTACCTACCTTGTTAACCTTACCAACAGGTGATACGGCAGTAGATGATACGTTAGATGCAGTCTTAGCATAAGTAAATGTTGTAGTAGTTGGTACTCCAGTAACTGTGTACTTGCCATTAAATGTAGCATCAACACCTTCTACCCATACAGAATCATCAACGGCTAGGCCGTGTGCTGCAGATGTAGTCAAGGTTGCTACGTTAGATGTGAGTGCTTTGTTACTTACTGAGCCAGCATTAACTGCTGTAGTAGCAAATACTAATCGGTCTGTTGTACCAGCGAATGCACAGGTTACTGTGCTATATCCTGATGTACCACTTACATATAAATCATTAGCATAAGCAAAGCGTAAAGTCTCTATCTCATTACCAAGGTCAATACGAAGAACTCCTGCTGCTCCATCTACACCAGTTGCACACCAGATGAATCTGTCTCGTGCAGCAAAGTCATAGCAAGGCTGAGTGGTTTCCACAATAAGTGGACCATAGTTAATGGAGCCGTCTTGGTCTGAGACAACTGCTGCACGGATTCCTTTGTTAGTACCTATCATCATATAACCTAGGTAGTAATAAATCTTATGGATAATCTCTCCAACTGGCATCTCTGCTGCAGTAATAGCAGTAGTAAGAGTTGGCATAACACCAGAGGTATTAAGAGTAAATTTAAATATGCTTGACTGGGTGCCACTATA